AACCTGTAAGTATTCTTCTATACTTTGTATGTTTACTTAACTTTAATATATTCTGTGTTCTTTTAGCTGATGGATTTTTAATTGTAGTAGACTCATCTACACCCATCAAAGTTGTATGACTAGCTAAAAATTTAGCTGCGAACTCTACCCCTTTTTTAGTAGAGAATGCTTCTACATTCATAATTAAAATATGTAACTCTGCACCTGTAGAAAACAAAGGTTTTAAAGCTTTGTCATCAGGTTTAGTTCTCCATAACCCTACTTTTTTTTCTATATAATCAGGCATATGATTTGGTATCTCACCATCAAACCAATTCTTATATACACCTTTTGGAGCAACTATTAATGCACCATCTATCTTACCTGCGTTATACAGCATAGCAATGTTATCTATTAATACTTTTGATTTACCTGTACCCATTTCCATAAAGTACGCAAAAACTTCTTTATCCCATGACATTTCAAGGGCTTTTTTCTGGTGAGCAAATGGCTTGCTTTTATATTTGTAATGCATATTATATTTTTACTTTCTATTGTAAGCATATATATTATGTGGTATTAAATGTCAAGAAGGATATATTAATGAAATTTACAGATGCACCAAAGCATACAGAGACCAATAATGTTTACGTTATTCAAGACATACCAGGATCTAAAATAGGAGCACCTAAAATAAATATTATTGGAGCTACAAAATTTGGTAATCTAAAAGTTTTACTACCAGAGAACTCACAGATTATTTTAAGTCCAACATATGTAATAACAACCTTAAGAAGTAAATTAAAAAATTACACAAAAAAAGATTACTTACTACTCACAGGCGATCCGGCTATTATAGGGGTTGCATGTTCAATAGTATCGGATATTACAAACGGTGAATTTAATCTATTGAAATGGGACAAACAAGAAAGGCGATATTATCCAGTAGAAATAAATTTATATAATAAGACTTGACAATAATATATAAACCTATATATAGAAAGATAAGAAAGTTATGACAAAAATTGATTATGAAAATGATAGAATGCAATCTGTTGAGCAGATAGATTCCGCTAAACGATTGTCAGATAAAATTTTAGAACTTAAACATTTAGAAGATGAGATTGCAAATGCAGAAGAGTCTCTTAAAAAATTAAAAGAGATGGCAAAATTAGTTTCATCAGTAGAGATACCTGCAATGATGGATGACATGCAGATAACAAAATTAAAGCTGAAAGATGGAGAGGCTGTGGAAATCAAAAAAATCTACGGTGCATCTATTCCTAAAGATCAACAGGAAGCAGCTTTTACATGGCTTCGTAACAACGGTCTAGGTGATGTTATTAAAAATGACATTACCGTTACCTTTGGTCGTGGCGAAGATAACAAGGCCGCATCATATGCGGACCTTGCAAAGGGTCAAGGGTTTGAGCCAGTTCAAAAGATTGGTGTGAACCCTATGACTCTAAAAGCTCTGGTAAGAGAGCGTCTTGAAAATGGTCAAGATGTTCCAAAAGAGCTATTTAAACCGTTTGAAGGTAACCAAACAAAAATAACAAGGAGAAACTAGAAATGAGTGACGCGAAACAAGTAGCAACTAAGAAGGAAAACCTTCCGTCAGCTTCATTATTTGAAGCAGATGCACAAGCTGGTTTTGAGAATGTGAAGACAGAAAGTCTGGCTCCACCAATCTTAAAACTTTTACAAAACGGATCAGCAGAAGCACAGAAACGTAATCAAAATTACGTGGAAGGTGCAGAACCTGGTATGTTTTTAAACACTGTTACGAAACAGTTATATAATGGTGATAAAGGAATACAGGTTATTCCATGTCATTATAAACTAGAATACCAAGAATGGGCAGATTATGGAACAGGTTCAGGTAGACCTGAAATGATTTATCCTGATACTTCGGATATTTTAGAAAAAACTACAAAAGGACCTGACGGTAAAGATAGATTACAAAATGGTAATTACATCTTAACTGTTGGTCAACACTTTGTAATTATAGTAGGTGACAGAGGTTCTGAAACTGCGATGGTATCTATGAGTTCATCTCAAGGTAAAATTAGCAGGAAGTGGAATTCTATGATGAAGTCTATTAGTTTAGATGGTAAGAATGGTCCCTATACTCCACCATCGTTTAGTCACATTTATAAATTATCTTCTGTATTAAATACAGGAAAAGGTAATCAATGGTATGGCTACAGCGTAGAAAAAGTTGGAATGTTAGAAGATGCTAATATGTATGAACGAGCGAAGAAGTTCTACGAAAACATCAAAAACAAAGCGTAATAATTTTTGGGGTGTGATTTTCAGATCCACACCCCGAAATCATAGTGGTGATGACAGACATAGAAAAATTTATAAATATATTTGCGGGCTCATTTAGCGCGTACGGTCAAACTAGAAAAACAGACGAGTTTGACGACAGAGGAAAACACAAAACAAAATCTTTTATAATTAAAAAACGACCAACGGATCAAATGTTTCAAGAACATTTGGATGGTAAAGAACCTGCTCTTGGTATTATTCCAATCAACGAACAAAACAAATGTCAGTGGGCATGTATAGATATAGACTTATACAATGGGTTTGATCATAAAGAATTAATTAGAAAAATAAGACAATATAAATTTCCTTTGATAGTGTGTAGATCAAAGTCTGGTGGAGCACATGTGTTTTTATTTACAGCAACTTTTGCACCAGCAGCTTTGTTTAGGAATAAACTAAAAGATATGGCTGCTAAATTAGGTTATTCTAATGCGGAGATATTTCCAAAACAAAATAAAGTAGATATGCAGAAGGGTGGTACAGGTAGTTTTTTAAACCTACCTTATCATAATTATAAACTAACAACTCGTTATGCAATTAAAGATGATGGTTTGGCGATGTCGCTAGAAGAATTTTTTGAAGCGCATGATAAAGTAAAATTAACAGAAGAACAATTAATTAATTTAACAGTTAAAGAAGAAAAAGTTGTTGACAATTTACTAGAAGGTGCGCCACCATGTTTGGTTACAATCGCAAAACAAGGAATACCAAATGGCCAAAGAAATAATGCTATGTATAACTTTGGTGTGTATTGTAAAAAAAGATATACAGATTGGGATATAAGAATTTTTAAATACAATGATTCGTATTGCAAGCCACCACTAGATAAAAAAGAAATAGATACATTAATAAAATCTATTGATGGCAAAGAATATAATTATAAATGTAAAGATGAACCTATTGCATCATTTTGCAATTCTAAAAAATGTGTGATGCAAGAGTATGGTGTTGGTGATGGTTTACCTGAAACAGAAATAAAAGAAATACAGAAGTATGATTCTGATCCACCTTTGTATTATGTAACCATAGGTGATGAACAAGTAGAAGTAGAATCACAAGATTTACATGAGCCGGATAGATTCTCTTTAAAATGTTTAGAACAGATCGATCAAGCTATGCCTCCCGTGGGTAAATTAATATGGAGGAAAGCAATTAATAAATTATTGAAAGACACAATACCAATAGAAGCCCCTGAATCTACAAAGATAGATGTGCAGTTAAAAGAAATGTTGGTTGATTATACAATGAAAATACCAGGCAAGGATTGGAAAGATATACTACGTGGTTTATCGTATACAGAAGAAGGTATAACTTATTTTAAATTTAAAGACTTTTGGAAATACATACTAAGAACTAAACTTTGGGATACAAAAAAATATACAAAATCTAAAACTGCCAGAATGTTGGAAACTTTGTTTGGAGCAGAAGAGATACCAGGTAAGATAAATAACAAGAGTGTTCGTTATATATCTATTAAACAACAAGATGTTAACAAGCCTATTGTTAGAAAGACAAAGATGAAGGAGCCACCTTTTGCGTAGAATAATTATACCAGGACCACCAGGCACCGGTAAAACACATAGACTGATGCATTATCTTGAACATGAACTAAAGCAAACAGATCCTAGTAAGATTGCTTATATTGCGTTTAGTAATGCTGCAGCTAACGAAGCTAAGAAGAGAATTACAAATGATAAAGTTATTGTTAGCACCATGCATGCTTTTGGTAGTAGAGAACTACAATTAAATACTTCTTCTTATTTATTAAAAGGAGAGAAGTGGAAAGGTTTTAAAAACTTTTCTAGTTATTGTTCTGATTTATCTTTTGAAAGTTATGTAAACGAATCGGGATATCCACAATATAAAAACAACCACATGAAAATTATAGAGTATGCAAGAAATAAAAGGATGTCATTAAGTGATACAGCTGTTGAACTTGATTTACATTACAGCACAGACATCTGGTTAACAGAACAAATCTACTCAGACCTACAATCATACAAAGATACCACTGGTATGTTTGAATATTCTGATATGATTTCCAAGTTTGTCGAGGAGGATAAGTGTCCACCACTACATTGCGTCTTCCTCGATGAAGCCCAAGATCTGAGTCCTTTGCAATGGAATATGTTTTTTTACATAGAAAGTAAGTGTACTCGTTCTTATATTGCAGGGGATGATGATCAAACTATTTATACATTTCAAGGTGCTAACCCAAACATATTTATTGATTTAAAAGGACACCTAGATCCACAAATACTTTCACGTAGAGTGCCACGTAAAATACACAAACTAGCAGAATCTATCTTCCCACACATGAATACTCGTTTAGAAAAAAAATGGGAACCAAGAGATGCTGAAGGTAAAGTTATTTATAACATAGATTTTTTCTCATTAGATTTATCGAAAGAGAATTGGATGATATTAACTAGGACCAATAAAATGATGGAGAGATTACGAGAACATTTATATGATCTAAATTTACGATTTGATTCTAAGGCACAAGAACTATTACCTAATAAAATGTTAAGTGCATATAGAACTTGGATAAGACTTAACCAAGGTGCCTCTGTAAGTAAGGATGATGTAAAAGATTTGTGGGATTACCTTACAGTAAAACAAGGACACCTAGTACGAGGTTACGCAGGTGGTAAGACTCTAGAAACTATCGACTCAATTAATATAGAAGGACTGAGAGAACATCACGGGCTTCGAGCGGCGGGGGGCTGGGACACACTGAACTTTCCTGAATCAAGTAAAGACTACATTAGAACGATTCTAAACAACGGTGATGATATGATGAAACCAGCAAGAATAAAATTATCTACAATACACGGTGTAAAAGGTGAAGAGTGTGATAATGTAATTTTGTTTACAGACTTAGAAAGAATTATATATGAGTCAGCACAAAGAGACGCTGACCCAGAACATAGAACTTTCTTTGTGGGTATAACAAGAGCAAAGCAAAAATTATTCATAACCAATCAAGATTATGAATATCAATATAACATAGGAGGACCATTAATATGACAGATCCAGATGGACTAGAAAAAGCATTTCCACAAGATAGGCAGGTTGGAGGAAAACACTATAAAAATTTTTACATTCAGCCGTATGAGTTTATTTCTAAAAATAATCTCTCGTTTTTTCAAGGATGCGTTGTGAAATATGTCTGTAGATATTTATTTAAAAATAAGATAGAAGATCTAGAGAAGATAATTCACTATTGTGAATTAGAGATACTTAAGTTAAAAGATACTAAAAAGAAATAATGTTTACAGCTCAAACAGAATGGGATTGTCCTGAAAGTTTTCCAGATTTATCTGATGCAAAGTATATTGCGATTGACTTAGAAACAAAAGATCCTGATCTAAAATCAAAAGGATCTGGAGCCATACAAGGTCATGGTGAGATTGTGGGTTTCGCTGTAGCTGTTGATGGATGGTCTGGTTATTATCCTATCGCACATGAAGGTGGTGGTAATATGGATAGACGAATTGTTTTAGAGTGGTTTAAAAAAGTTTGTGCAACAGATGCTGTAAAAATATTTCACAATGCAATGTACGATGTATGTTGGATAAGAGCATACGGTATACCTGTCAAAGGACATATTATAGATACTATGGTTATGGCATCATTAATTGATGAAAACAGATTATGGTACACACTTAATAGTATTTCATTTGATTATCTTGGAGAAGTAAAAGATGAAAAAGCTTTGAAAGAAGCTGCAGAGTCTTGGGGTATTGATCCTAAAAAAGAATTATATAAATTACCAGCTATGTATGTTGGTAATTACGCAGAGAAAGACGCCGAGCTTACATTAGAATTATTTAAAGTTTTATCTAGAGAAATAACAAAACAAAATCTTACAAACATATTTGATTTAGAAACACAATTATTTCCTTGTTTAATTGATATGAAATTTAAAGGGGTTTGTGTCGATGTCGAACGCGCTCATAAATTGAAACAACAATTAAGTGAACAAGAAAAACAATTGTTATTAGAAGTAACAAAAGAAACAGGACAAGATTGTCAAATATGGGCTGCACGTAGTATTGCCAAAGTTTTTGACAAATTAAAATTACCTTACGAAAGAACTGAGAAAACACAAGCACCTTCATTTACAAAAAATTTTCTCTCTACACATAATCATCCTGTAGTTAAAAGTATAGCAAAGGCAAGAGAGATAAACAAGGCACACACAACTTTTATAGATACAATACTAAAACATCAATACAGAGGTAGAATACATGCAGACATAAATCCAATTAGATCGGACCAAGGTGGTACAGTTACAGGTAGATTTTCATACTCTAATCCAAACCTACAGCAGATACCTGCAAGAAATAAAGATCTAGGTCCCATGATAAGATCTTTGTTTGTTCCAGAAAAAAATCACAAGTGGGGTTGTTTTGATTACTCACAACAAGAACCAAGATTAGTTGTGCACTACGCAGCTACAACTGAACCAATTTGTTTTGATACTTCTGTTTCAAATATTGTAAATAAATTTAAAGATGACACTGTTGACTTTCACCAAACTGTAGCAGACATGGCCAACATATCAAGAACACAAGCCAAGACAATTAACCTAGGTCTTTTCTATG